AATTGGAAACCTTTTATTTCAATTTGGGGTTCAGTTGAAGACGATGCAGCTACTTTATACGCCATTACCAATGTAAGAAAAGGAGAAGTAACACACGCACTTGCACCAGCACCACTTAGTGAAGGTTTTCCATGGGAAGCAGCGGCTAATATGGCTTATTTATTTGCAGTAATTGCACAGAATAGCCCTCATCAAGATGTAAATGGCAAACAATATCCTGATATGCCAGTACCTACAGATGGAGTAATTGGCGATATGGCAGACTATAACAACCGTGACGTACTTGTTAAAAAAGGAGCCTCGACAGTTGATTTAGTGGCCGGAAAATATACCGTTCAGGATTTCGTAACAACATATCATCCTGATGGTGAATTACCGCCTCAATTTAGGTATTGTCGTAACTTGATGCTTGATTTTAATATGAGATACGGACATTTCTTACTCGAACAGGCTTTTGTAGTTGATAAAACAATTGTGCCAAGCGACCAAAGTGTAAATGTCGCAGGTACTATCAAACCAAAAGACTGGAAACAGGTACTTCGTAGCTATGCTGATGATCTTGCATCCCGCGCGCTTATTGCTGATGCTGATTTTATGAAGGATAGTATCTTGGTAGAAGTAAGCACGGTCAACCCTGATAGACTTGAAACATTTTTTAAGTATAAAAGAACAGGGGTTGCTCGCATATCATCAACTGATGCTGAGGCAGGATTTGCATTTGGAGTTGTTTAACAATTAAAAAATAAATAAAATGTTTACATGTGGTGATATACTCGAAATTTCGTACAAACACCCTACTTTAGGCGGCGGGACATGGTTCCCGAAATCTTCTGAGGATGGTACAATTGACCCCGGAGGCAACAGATCAAATGATGATGAAAATATGGTTACTTCTGATGGTCAGATGATCGATCAGATAAACCGGAAAAGATGGTCTTTTGAAGGTGTTGTGGCTTGGGATATGGCTGTTCAAGATGAACTTGAACAAGCACGTAAATTAACTGCCAGCCCTGTGTTAGCTGATTGGACTATTACCCATATTAACGGGGTAGTTTTCGGCGGCAAGGGTAAACCGGTAGGTGATATTAAAGGCAATACTAATACAGCTCAGATGAGCATTAAGATTGCCGGCGGTGGACAATTAATTAAAATATCATAAGTATGAAAGTAAGCAAAGAAATAGCCGAACAAGAATTCATGGATTGGTTTAAAGCTAAAAAACTTCCGATATACTTACTCGAGAAAAACGCAGATGACAAGGAAGCGATTATCTCAGCTATTGAGGAGGGTATATTATCAAAAGATGAGGATCATAAGTTTACTCAGATTTTGAGTTTTCCTATTAATGTACCAGATAGTGAGCCAATTACTAAACTTGAATATGTTTTCAGGGTTGCAGAGGGTGTTTTAGCCTCGAGTATGAAGGGAATTAAAACAGATGATCTGATTGGACAAATATCTATATGTTACGTATCTGTTTTAACAGGACAAAACAAAGGTATTATCAGGGCGTTAGACCCTTCGGATTCCTACTTAGGTAAGAAAATAGCTGCTTTTTTTTTCATATAGACTTCGATTTAATTGATATTGCAGTGAGAAGTATAGCCCGAACATATTATTGGAATCCTTTTGTAATTGGAAAATTATTTCTGGATGATATTGATAAGTTCGGGCTATTTTATTGGTACAATGACGCTAAGGAAATGGCAAAAGAAATAAAAGGTAAATAATGGCATTTACGCTCTCGACAATATACAAGGCAGTTGATCAATTTAGCCCGATTTTAAAGAAAATGGAACGGGCGAATAACTCTTTTGCATCAAGGCAAGATAAAGCAATGAGACAAATAGGTGGGGCAATGTCTAATATGAGAAATCAGTTGCTCGGATTAGCCGGTAATGTTAGCGCAGCAACACTTGTTATTTCAGGTTTTAATGCAATCAAAGATTTTGACGAATCTTTAGCAAGCTTAAAAGCAATAACTGGATTAACTGGAGATGCTTTTATCCCGTTTAAAAATCAAATCAAATCAATAGGAAACGAATTGCAGGTTGCTTATCCGACAATTTCAAAGACTATGGAATTAATGGCGAGTTTGGATGCTACTTTATTAAATAATGCTGATGATATGGGTAAAATGACCCGTGCTGCAATATTATTATCTAAATCATCCGGTGCGGAATTGCCTGAATCTGCTCAATCATTAACATCAATTTTAAAAATATTTGGAGCAACAGCAAAAGATGCGGGGCGTTATGTTGATATTCTGTCTACATCGGAACAAAAAGGTACTTATACAGTAGCACAATTAGCAGATGGACTTAAAACAGTTGGCGGCACCGCGCGAGTACTTGGTATGAACGTAGACCAAACAGCGGCATTATTGCAAGCTCTTGCTCCTTCGACAAAATCGGTAGAAGTAGCAAGCACTGGCCTTAATTCTATCTTAAATAAATTGGGCACAACAACCAAGAAACAATTTAACCCTGCAATAGTTGGTAGTGCAAAGGCTATTCAAAACCTTAGAGATGCTAATCTTGACCTTAAAGGCGCACAGGCTTTAGTAGGTGCACAGCGGGCGGGTATGCTACTGTCTTTAATCAATCAAAATAAGATAGTACAAGAACTAAGTGATAATCAATATATCCAAAATAACGCCTTAAAACAACAAGAAGATCGTGAAAGATCATTTACGGCAAGCATTGGCAGGCTTATATCTAAATTTAAAAACTTATCTATTAACGCTGGTGATGCAGGTGGAATATTAAATAAATTTGGAAAAGTAATTGAATTCGTAACAAAACATCTTAATAAGATAATAGCAGCAATAGGCATAACAATAGGGTTATTGGTTACTTATTATACATTAATGACAACCCTAAGGATAGCTACTTTGGCGTATAATTTTGCCCTTGATTTATATATTTTATTGAGTGGGAAAAGTATACTATTAATGCAAAAACAAGGTCTTGTATTAAAAGCATATACAGCATATCAATGGCTTGCAAATACAGCGGCGTGGGGATTTACAGCAGCGTTACTGGCTAATCCTATGACATGGATTGTTGTAGGGATAATGGCTTTAATTGCAGCTATAATATTACTTGTCAAGCATTGGGATAAAGTAAAAAAAGCAATGAGCGACTTTTTTACATGGGCATGGGAAAATATAAAGAAATTTGGAAGGTTAATGCTTGATGTTTTTTTAGCCCCTATTGTTTTAGCATTAAAATTAATGGCTAAATTAACAGGCTCAAAATATGCAGTAGAACAATTAGGCGAAATAGAAAAATTAAAGGATAAGGTTTATAACAATGATGAAAAGCCTGTTAATATTCAAAAAACAACTAATGAAGCACAGACAAGCAAATATGAAGAAATAACAAAGAATAAAATAGAAGTTGAACTGACAAACAAAACAGATAAAAAAGCAAATGTAAGGTCAAATCCTGCACTAATACCAATCTTAACAAACACAAGATGATCGATGTAATGATATATGAATCAGGTAACGGCGGCGAAATAAGCCTTAAAAACGGTGATATTGAAACTACCGATGGGCTATTTAACCAGCCTTATTTAGCACATTTTGGCGGCAATGTAGAAGCTTTAACGACTGGTAATGAAATAGTAGGGGTTGAAAGGTTTGATTGGTTTGGAAATTTCTTTTTGCCAAAAGAGGCTCAAATGAATAGTTTGCTTGAAAAAACATTAAATGAAGTAGCTTTAAATAGTGCAGGTAGGTTAACAGTTGAAAAGGTTGCAAAAATTGATCTTGATTTTTTAACATCATTGGGTGATGTAACCAGTAGTGCATCGATAACAAATACTGACAAAATAACCATATCGGACAAGATAAATAAAACGAAGGTTGATTATCTATGGGATGCAACAAAAGCAGAATTAATTGAAGAACGAATAATATAAGATAATGGCAGATATACCAACAATTTTAGAGCTTCAAACGCAAGTTGAAAATGACCTCCGATCTGAGTTAGGAATAACAAAAACATGGATAGGTAAGGTATTTTTGAGAGTATTAGCAATCGTTCAGGCTGCTAAATTAAAATTATATTATTTGGCCATTGCTCAGTTGCAAAAAAACATCTTTGTCGATACTGCAACGGATGAGTTAACAGGTGGTACATTGCAGAGGTTTGGAAGGATAAAATTAGGACGCAACCCATACCCAGCGGTTGCGGGTGAATATACATTGACAGTAACAGGAATATCAGGCGGAGTAATATTAAAAAGCACAACCTTTAAAAGCACATTGGATTCTACAAGTCCTGATAAAATATATGAAGTAAAGGAAACGGTAACATTAACAAGTACTATAGGTACAGTTGAAGTCATTGCTTTAGAAGCTGGGGCATTATCTGCCTTACAAGTAGCCGACGAATTGGAAGCAACAGCACCAATTGCTAATGTTAACAGTATTGCAGTAGTTGCAACAGTTGATGTAACTGCCATTGATGCAGAAGATTTAGAAGATTACCGAAGATTAACAATTGAATCCTATCAATTAGAGCCACAGGGCGGAGCGGCTACAGATTACCGTATTTGGTCGGCCGATGCAGCAGGGGTAAGGACTGTTTATCCATATACAAAAGATGGTGCAATATATACAGTGCAAGTATTTGTCGAAGCATTGCCAGAAAATAGCGCGCCGGGATTTCCAGAAGGCACACCGCCAGCAAGTATGTTAACAGATGTTGAGGAAGTTATTGAATTTGACCCTGATACTACAAGACCATTAGAAGAGCGCGGACGTAGACCTTTACAAGCTGTTGTTGAAGTATTGCCAGTTGTACCAATTGCAGTAACGATAACGATAAATGATTTAACAGATAAATCAGCACCAGTTTTAGCCGCAATCGAAGAGGCTATATCTAATTTATTTTATGATATAAGGCCATATATTGCAGGAGCTGATGGAGCAACTCGCGCAGATACATTATATTTATCTGCTTTAATAGCTGCTATCTATAATGCCATTGATGAAGGAATTAATTTCTCAAACATAACAATAACAATAGATTCAACGGTTTATTCTCAATATACCTTTGGAAATACTACTCTAACATACGGTAATTACCCTTATCTTTATGATTTGTT